ACACCGCCAGGTTCATCAACGGCACCGACGCATCGCACAGGTGGCCATCTAGGACATATGGCCAGAAAAAGAGCAGAAAAGGCAAAAAAAGCCAAAGGATTTAATTGGACCGTATCACCAGATACGTTCGCAGCCCAAGCAAGAAACGAAATTCTACCTAATATAATTGCCGGCGCAGGAGAATCTAGCCAAATGAAGCAACTCTTTATTAATCTTGCTGGTAGCGGAACGGACTCGGGTCAAGGAGATGGTAGCCTTATTGTAGGAAACTTAGATCAGAGCCAGCACGCCCACACAAATCCAACAACAGTTATACAACCATTACCTGTCCATGCAATCGGTACATCCACAATTCTTGGATTATCGAATTATGGATTAATCCCAACATAAAGGAAGGGGAGAGCCTCGAAAGACCCTCCCCTTCGGTCTAATGAGGGAGAGAGTTTTAACACTCCCCGCGTACGGCCGATCCTCGGGTAGCTTGCTCCCTCCCTCAGTCTAAAGACTCATAGGGAAATCCTATAAGTCTTCTTCGCTGCTACGCCTCGTCGGCGAGCTTGCTAAAGTATGACAGATCACTCTCATCTTCCACATCTCCAGCGTCGGCCTCGGCGGTCGGAAGCGAACGCTCCGATTGTATGCTACGCTGAGGCGCGGGGGAATCAACAGCAGCAGCATCGTCTGCCCTAAGACCAAGAACCATAGTCATACGAGTAGCCAACTCTTCATATGTCTTGAAGTGCTTAGGCTCAAGAAACTCTTGAAGCGAATACTCTTGATTCCAAATTTTCTCCATCTCTGCATCATCTTCAGAAAGCGGAGAAGGAGAACTAAATTCCGACTTATCATAATTACGAAAATCGTTCACCTGGCGCGCTCGCAACTTGAAATTAGCCCCCTCCCAAAGATCAAATGGATTCACCGGAGTCTCGTCATCAAACTCAGGGTCTATCGAATCATTGACCTTATCAAAAATCTTCTTGCCGAACTTGAACAAGAAAGTTTTACCTTCATTATCAGGATTGGCTGAATCGCTCACCACCAGAATATTGGCATAATAAGAAAGCCGTCGTTTCTGCTTTCGAGCAATATCCTTGTTTGACTCAATACCAGAATTCCACAGCTTTGAGTTATGCTCAGAAACCGGATCCTTCTTCCCAAGAGTCGTCAAAGAATTTTCAATGTACCAGCCACCAGGACCTTTAAACCCATGATCCCAAGTTCGGACCCACGGAATATCCTCGCCCTGCGGAGCTGGAAGAAAACGAATAACTGCCGAACCGTTACCGGCCTTATCAACAGTCAGCTTCCAAAAACGGTCGTCTGCACCATTGCCGTTATTGCTCTTGTTAGTGGTACTCAACTTTTCAATCTCTTCGGTGAGTTTAGAAAATCCTGTCTTTCGTGCCTTTTTTAGTGTTGCAAATGACATTTTGTATTATACCTCGTATATTTCGTTGTATTGTTGTATTGTATATCAACTACGCAACGTGCATAGTATCAATAATATATAGCATAATTATTCAGTACCATCAGAGATTTTTTCGACAGAATCTAAAATGGAATCTAACCGCTCAATAAAATCCTTGACAAGAGCCTGGGTAGACTCAACTTCTGTTAATGTTTCGGTAATTAATCCCCGAAGCATCTGATTCTCTTCCAACAACTCCTTCCGAGAGTCTGTCGAATTCCAAAATCTTGATAATTTCATTCCTCTATTCCTTCCATTGATTTGCTTTCCGAGTTTCTGGGAGCATACACCTTTAGTAGTGCCCGACGAAACTTCACATCAAGTGCCTCTGAATCAAATGTCACAAAGGGGCGATACCGTTGGCAAAACATATAGGTGTCAGGCCAAATAATAGTGTCGTCAATTTCTTTGTTCCACCTATCAAAGCACCCCATAAGTATATCAAATCCTATCAAAGTTTCAATAGCAATTGTAGAATTGGTATATAAATCTAGCAGAAGTGGGTGCTGCCCGTCATTGCATTTTAACAGAGACGAAAGGTCACCTTCTGAATGAGCCTCTTCAATTCTGGCCACATCTTGTATAAGATTATAAGTCAAAGATTCTTGGTGGTTCTTCCATCCACTATATACAGACTCAGCCTTAACACCAAGCAACTCTCGAATCCATGCCTTAGGATTAATGGATAAATTCGCCGCAAAATAATTCCGCAAGTCTTCAGGTTTTCCGTCAAACTTACGAGCTAACTTTTCATAGAAGAATCGGTCCTTGCGAGTATGGAAGTTCGATGCATTGACCCGAACCTTTCCGTTGTATTTAAAATAGTCATAGCTGTTGTCAGAAAAGTGCTGCTTGACCGCAAGATATGATTGATAAACGTCCAGGGCTTTCACGGCGTGTCTCCCAATGGAAGTAATTCGGGTGCGTATGCCTGGACAATCGCTCTCATTGTCTGTGTACCATATCGGTCAATGCCACGATAGGCCAGCACTTCTGGGCTAGTATTAAAAATTGAATCATGCAGCCCAGTAGACAACTCTCGGTCTTGAAGTATGGTACGCAAACTATTCAAATAAGTTCGGATGGTAAAAAGAATATCTCCAGATCGGAGCATCATCATAGTCTGCCGCTCGACTCGCACAAAAATATGATCCGGATGGATATTATGAACGATTTGGTGATTTCGTCTGGTGGGGCTAGGCTGATGTAGTTCCATGTCGTCAGTCAGAGTCCAATTGAATCGCTCGACTGGTTTCTCCGTTTCCAGAGCATCCAGCTTTGAAGTAATCACTTCATTTATTGCGGAGTTGAGCTGAGGAACAGGACCATGGATCATATCCAAAGGCTTGCCCATCTTCTCTTTGAGCGACCAATAAGAAGGAAAGCAAACAGCAGCAGCACGAAGATTCCATCCATCCTCTCGCCGGCGAAGAATGCACAAGTCTTCTTGAACCAGCTGGGCTAGTTCTAATAATCCATACTTATCACAAGTAGGTCCCCAAAAAGAAACATCAACAGTAGGGCCACCAAAATAATTTCGATATGTAGACATACTGGAGCCGTCGTCTTTGCGGTTGATTCGTTCAAAAAAAGACAGTCCGGAGGCTCCAGAACCCCAATCCTCCCAATTAGGGTTAGGGTTATTCCACGAATCAAGCCCATGCTCAATATCAACAATACCCAAATAACTCAACGAGGATAGTTCGCGATGAGTTTTGGTAATCTTTTTCTTGTTAATGTCTTGGTATACCACATCACGACAATTATCAAAAAGCCAGTGCTTCTTGTTCATATAATAAGGCCAAAACTTGTCGATGTCAAAAATAACATCTTCAGGCTCTTTATTGTAGGCCCCTGCAATGTAGGGTGTGTCGATGGGCTTCATACCAACATCAAGCTGCCCCTTACCATCTCGGTAGGGGGCATACTTGGGGGCATCAAGCGAAGAGAATGGTTTATCATCTCTTCCGCGCAAATTACGCAGATCGCGCAAAGTAAATTTTGAAATCATAGAGGGAGTTTAGCACACCTTTGCATCAAATTCAAGTCTTGAGCCTCAGCTTCTAACTTTTCTTTAATATTTTTATTAATAAGTCTGGCCGCAGACTCAACCTCTAGTCCTATTAATTCAGAACACATGATGATTGCGTCCATATACGGCATGGGCTTAGCTTGAACTAAGTCTTCCACTCTCTTAGAAAACACCTTCTTGTCTAACACTATATCCATATTATACTCGCCTTTTCAAATAATACTGATGCATCCAATATGGCAACATCACATCAATCCCAGGCCCATATCGACCACCCTCACCGGAGATTTTTGCTGTACCTTTAGGCTTTTGCCAAGCAAAAAATTTACTATGGCCCACCTCCGCCAATTGGTCAAGCGCCTTTAATGCTACATCTACTCGTCTCGATGGAACATCATTCCCCATTATAGCTTCTGTTAAAATGAAGAATGCATTATCTTCATCTTTAGTGAATGACGAAATTCGCTTCATCCACTTTACGGCACCAGCCCGAAGTTTTGGATCTGGTTCATTAATGAACAACGAAAATGCATTTGTTGTTCTCAAATTCCAAGCATACATGCGCCGGGTGAACCTGTAGTAAAAAGTATGAAACCACAAAAACCGATAAAATCTTTTCAGTTTGTTAGTAGAGGGGCGAGGTATGTCATTAACCGTACAATTAAGAAGAACTAATGCCTCTCGCAAATTATCTCTCAATTTATGGGCATTAGTATTTCCAACAAGCCCTGTATGATCCTCTAGGCTCCAGTTAGTTTTCTCTAGACGGTCAACAAGATCCCGAGCAATGCTTTGAATTAAAGATTTGCTTTGTTCGACTAATGGGTTCTCTGAGGATTCTTTACTTAATATATTCCAAGCAACAGACAATCCAAAAACAATACCCGTTAATTGATCCCTAGTGGTTCGACAATAATACATATGCGTGTCTGATTCATACAAGGAACCTTCTTCTTTTCTATCCCACCAAGTATTTCCGGGGCCCCAGCCCAAAGGCTTGGGTTGCATAGAATCCGGGGCATACCCGATCTTCTTATATGCATCATCTAAAGGAAAGGCTAATCTAGCCAAAACTCCTGGAGTACCAGACACATTAGTGAGTAAATGTATACCCTGAAGAGTTTGGTGTATATCGTGAAGTAGCCATCCCGGCAATTCTCCTTGCATAGTAGATAATCTAAAAGCAGCCGAAGCTAAATAAAATCCTGTAAACATGGCATTATCGGCACCTGTGTCATAACCATAATACCCATCAGGATGCAACCATCGAACAAATGTAATCCCATCTACCTGATGATCTTTCTGATATGTCTGATTAAGATCATCAACCGTATCTCTAGAGATTATCACAATAAGTTACCTATAAAAAATATGATTGTCAATTTTAGCGACCCTTTCCATTTTATTTGCCCAGGAGGGAGATACATAGTCTGCATGATAATACTGAACTGACGCATCATCAAAAAGCCCCGAAGCCTTGTCACAACCACACAACACTTCCTTGGCTGCTCGAATAGAATTTTCCCATGCAGGACCATCAAACGGAACATCTGAATTTCCCTCGGAGTACCAAGAAAATTGTTTGTGTTGTTTTATCACACCGCAAATAGTATCTGGGTATCGTTCGTCGTTTACACGATTCATTACAACAGAACCAACGGCAATCTTTCCATAGTAAGATTGATTGCCTGCTTCAAAGTAAATCGTTCTCGAAAGACAATCAAACTCATCGTCTGAAATGGGCCGGGAAACTTCAAACTTGCGAAGAGGTAAGTTGGGGGTAACTGCCACAGGAACATTTTTGATCTCAGTAATGTTCGGTTTCTTTTTAGATGGAGCATCAAGATAACTAATTATATGAGAATGAAAAACTGTCTTAGATTGACTCCCCACCATAAAACCAGAAATAAATGCCCCTGTAAACAAAATCAATGTAGTAGCAGTGATACCAAAATACTTAATCAATGTCATAGACATTTCTCCACAATATAAGTTAATAGGACTATCGGAACAATAATTCTAATCATAGGATCATGAGAAACGATAATTAATACGTCACATATTTCTTTTAAAATTAACAATTGCTTTAGCCAACGAAGGCAACCAGTCGGATACCTTTCCTTTAAAAATTTGAGGGCTATCACCATCAACCATAATGGCAATTACAACATCTTTAATGGGGAAATCAGTCATCTCATAATACATGGCTGCATAGCCAGAGCATTGTCTGAAATAATCATCAACCCATTCAAGTTTCTTGGGGCGAGCTGAAGTCTTGAAATCAATAATAGAAGGAACCCCGTCCCACTCGGCAATCAAATCGACACGCCCGGCAACGCCTAGATGGTCAGAATATAATGCTAGTTCCTGCCCGTAAATATTACCTACGCTTTGTGTCAAGATAGGTTTCAATGAACTAAACATTCCCACAGAGTCGGGCATGGCTCCATTAATATATTCTTTCTCATTGTTCAAATAATCTTCACACATTTTATGAACAGTCGTTCCTCGGCTAGACGCTTTTTGAGAAATCTTATTCGCCTCAGCTTCACCCACACGCTTGCGCCATTGCATCAAACCCTTTATCTTCTCCGGGTTTGCGCCAAGAACTGACGTAATAGAAGGATACTTGTTTCCCTCAGGTGTCACATAAAAACGGCTACCATCTTCATATACAGTTTTCAATTTCCCGTCAGGTAGTTCGACGGGAGCATTATGAATAAACATCAATCAAATCCTTTTTTTCGCCTCCCCTGCGAAAGTTTTTCGTGCAGTTTGCTACGAGGATGAGCATCACTAATTTTCGTTAATACCTCTTTAAATTCACTACTCGGTTTTGTGATACCGAGTCGAACCGAATCACCAATATTCATTCCCATAATTACCTGGACAACTTCACCATCACATTTGATGCAAGGCTTTTCTGTAGGAATATTTCGTTCAGCAATTCTATAAGAATCTTCAAAAAAATTCTTACAGGACTTACATTCATATGAATATAGTGGCATATACCTGTTCCTATTAGAATACGGGAACTAGACCAACAAACAAATTTCGCGACTCTATACCATCGAAGAACTCTCGAATGGCCTGCTGCTTTGTAGTGAACTTTGAGGCATCAAAATCACAAGGCTCCTTCAAGTCAGGAGATGATATAATAGAAAAGAGTCTAGTCACAACCTTCTCCTTGGTTGTGCAGGCAAAAATATCTCTGGCTCGCCCTTGTTCCGGAACATCAAAAGAAATATCGCAGACCCAAACAGTCGTCAAAGACTCTGCTTTTTCATCCTCGAATGCTTCCCAAAATTCTTCTGTAGTATCGGTAACACCTTCTTCTACATTACCAGAAGAATCAATAAACTCAAGCTCTTCCGAAGTATCTGTTTCTTCTTCAGTAATCTCATCAACCACAGGTTCACTTTTAGCCATCACTTAACTCCTTTTATTAATCAGTTTCTTTTTTTGAAACATTAGAATAACCATCTTTATACCAGCCTCCACCTTTCAACTTAAAAGATGTTCGACCAAGTAATATATTTAGCGCATTTTTTCGAGAACATTCTGGGCATTTTCGCTTTCGCCTGGAATTTACTTTTTGCCAGACTTCAAACGTATGCTCGCAGTATTTACATCCATATTCATAGATAGGCATAGCTAATCATCTTTATCATTTCGGCGCCAAGCTAAGCCGTGGTAAAGTCGTATAATAACCTGCTCAATATATAATTTATGAAGTAGAGTTTTTATTCGCTCGATCATTTGTTCGCTTCTGTTTACCGCCCTTAGCTTTATTCGGCAGTTTAATCTTCTTTGTCGATACCTTTGTGTTATTAGCCTTACGACGGCGCAACCATGCCCGAATATTATCGTTATATCCAGAAGCAAGTTTAATTGCCTCGTCAATAGAAACCAACCCTCGGCGAACCCTTTCGCGCAAGCCCGTAGGATCTTCAGAAGGTTTGTAATTCTTTGCCCGTTCTAGCGCATCTGCGCGCCGGCGTTCTTTTTCTAAATGACCTCTCACTTTTAAATTCTCCTATAACTACTTTATTATATAGTTAAATTGTATAACTATTTATCTCACCAATTTTATAAAATTGGAGCCCGCGGCAGGAATCGAACCTGCGTCTGAACCTTACAAGGGTTCTGCTAAACCAATCAGCTACACGGGCTAATTCATAATATGACAAGCCGCATCAAACCAACAAGACAACAACCCCAATACTGCAATGAAAAATATCCAGCCAAAAAGTACGGCAAATGTAACTGTAAAAATACCACCCAAAATCTTACGAGCATTTCTACTGAAGGGTGATATTAAAACCAATCCAACACAAAATATAAACAAATAAGATAGCATAGGTTATTACCTCGTAAACAATGGTACCGGGTGCGGGACTCGAACCCGCATGACCTTTCGGTCACCGCATTTTAAGTGCGGCGCGTAAACCAATTCCGCCAACCCGGCTGATCCTAAATACAGAAAAAGGAGGGCGACCCGAAGGACGCCCCCCAAATTCTAAAAGTTGGCGTAAATACTACGCCGTCGCGGCATCCGCCACCTCGGTCTCGGCGACTTCTACTACAGTCTCCGTTTCCGTTGCGGGCGCCGGAACCGTAGTGGCATCTACCACGCGAAAACCTACGACCTTGCGACCATCCTTGATGGCCTCAACCGGGACGCCGGCCTTGTTCTTGACCTCCCAAATATATGTAGACATGCGATACATCTCCACATCCTTGCCAAGTGCAGCCGCAAGG